CGACTCAGGTAGGACTCGAACCTACGACCGACTGCTTAGAAGGCAGTTGCTCTATCCAACTGAGCTACTGAGTCAATAAAGAATCAACCGCGTTCCATGCCGTCATTCATGTAATCAACAAAGTTATTATATTCTTCTTCGTTGATTTCGTCAAGAGTTACAATTTCGAGTTCATCTTTATTATCAATGTCCAACCATTCATGAAATTCATCAATGAGTGCCATTTGATCGTAGATTCCCCTAACTCCTTTTTTGTTAAGTTCATCAACTCGTTCCATTGCCCAATCTCTGACGTGAGCAACAATCTCTTCAGTCTCCATCATAGTAATCTTTTCTGAAGTATCTGCTGAGGATGTTGCTATTGTAGTATGCTGGTCCTCCTGTGTCAAGGGATTCTGTAAGGACTCCGT